TATCTTGAATATATAAAGAATCTTTTGCTATTTCCAGTAATATGTAAATTTGTCTTTCGGTTATTTTCATAATATTAATCCCATATTGTTACTTCTTTTTGAGTAGCAAATTTTATTGTTGTTAAATCGTATTCTTCAACGTAACAATTATAATTTTCACTCCTATAATTTACAATTATAGAAATAAATTTATCTTTAATTTTGTAAATATGTTTTTCTTTTTTATCCATATACACTTTTTCAATAATTTCCGATTGAATTAACTTAAAGTGCCCGCTTTGCAAAAGTAAGATTATTGTTGCTGTATTACAATCTTCTACTGGCGGTATATCGCAAAACTCTTTCACCGCTTTTTCAACATATTCTAATGCTTCGTTCATAAAACCTTTCTAATTAAATAATTCTGGAATTATATTTTTATATTGCTTTTTTACAAGCTGCTTCAAAATCTGTTCTATGCTCATACACATTTTGCAATGTTACGTTTTTCATTTTAATTTTTCTCCTTTTTGAAATGGTATGCAGTATCACCCGCCTACCACTTATTTTTTTAATTCTTTGCTGCTTTTTTCAATTATAACGGCTCTCCGATTTAATTAAATAATTGATAAGGAAATTGTTAATTAGAGAGCCGTATTTATGAAATTTGACTAAACACGAACAAGCAATATCTTGTATATTTATTTAGCATAAATGCTAATCCAACTGCTATATGCTAAATCATCATATCATAACTCACCTCTTAATAATTATTCAATTTTTTCCATAATGAAAATCTTTATTGGTTTTGTTCTGCTTCATAATCTTTTTTATAGTTATTGTTGTAATTATTATCGTAATGCTTAAAATTGTTATTTTTATTGTAGTTATTATATTTCTGCTTATAAGTGATATTCTCAATTATTTTTGTTAGATTATCAAATGCCTTACCCTGTGAATTCAGTATGTTTACTGAAATTTCATTTATCGTTTCAACTTTGCCTTTTAAATAAGGTATTTTATAATAAAGTAATATTATTGCTATTGCGAGCAATACCATTGCAGTTATCAATATGATTTCAAATGTAGTCATAAAGCTCTCTCTTTTAGTTTAAAAATCTACTGTAATCTTCGCTGATTTTCCAGATCCAGTAATCTATTTCTTGTTTACAATATTCAATATATGCTTCTTTCGTTGCGAATCCACCTTGATGAAGTATCCACAGGTCACTTATAGATAATTCTTTAATATTCTGATAAGTTAGTATCATTTCTTCTGCCAACTCAATCTTTTGCTTTCTGGCTGCTTCGATAGCCCGAGCAGCTTCTTCTTTTGTCATTTTCTTTTTAGACAGCACTTTACGAAACCACTTTTTTGGCTTTGGAAATAATTCGTTATTCTTATCAATTTTTTTCATATTCTAAAATAATATGCAGTATAGCAGCTTGTTAAGAAGTTTGCAGCATAAGGGGAGGAACTGCTATACTGCGAGTTCTTTATTAATTAAATTGTTCGCTTCGTATTTTTAATTCACTATTTGCAACCTTGGTTACTATCATCTGTAATCCCGATTCAATAGCTTTCTTTTTGAATTCTTGATAGGTTTCATTATCAAGTCGTTCAATACCATCAACACATATAATTCCGATGTCTTTTGCTCTTAACTTTGCAATTTCAACCGATAATTCGACCTGTTTAGCAGTATTTAGTTTATCGAACATAACTTTGTTATAATAAATATCTCCATCAAGAATCTCAAGCCCCGGCAAAGGTAAATCGTTCAGCAAATCGTTTTTCAAATCATTTAGCTTATTAAGAGCTTCAGAAAGGTTATTGGAATCTTTCTCAAGTTGATCGCACTCAGTTTTAAATTGATTTAAAATTTCTTTTTGCTTTTCGAAAGATGATATATGAGAGTATTGTTCATTTAATTTCGATAGTTCTTCAATCAAAGGTAAATACTTCTCATTAAACTTTGATTGGATACTCTGTTTGTTTGTTTCGAATTCTGTTTGTATTTGTTCTCTATTCCTTTCGTGCAGTTCTCTAAGTACTTTCATTGATTCCTGAAATTTTTGCTCTTCTTCATCAAATCTGCTAATTCTGATATTAGTTGCTTTTTCCAAAAATTCATTTTTTTTGTTTTCCATAGATTGCTTTTCATTGTCCAGCACTTTGAGTTTTTCTTTTAATTCATTGCCAGAATAATTGATAACAGGTATAGATTTTTCCATTTGTGATAAAGTAGCGGATTTTTCTTTCAATGCTCGATTAACGCCCGTTCTTTCATCATAAAATTGTTTATGAATTCTTGTTATTGCTTCAAGAGCATGTCCAGACAAATCATCTTTTACTTTCTCACCCATACCATTCAGAGAATTTTCAATTTGCTCTTTTGTTAGCTTCATCGGAATTGCTTCAAGCAGGCAATTAACTCTATTCTTTTTATCTGCAGTCAAAAATTGAATGGGATTAACAGAAAGAATATCTACTAAGGTATCAATATAAGATTTTGGCTTATCAAGTTTATACCCTTCGCTATCTACAACTAAGAGTTCTGATTTCTTTTCAGTTACAGTTTTTGAAAGTCTTACTCCATCATCAAGTATCAGGACTACTTCGCCTTTTTCTGCCCCGTTACGTAATAATTTAGCATCATGTCCTCCATTTAAAACTGTTTTTATTGATTCAAGTACAGAAGTTTTTCCACTTCCATTTTTACCTTCAATTTCAGTGAATATCCCGGGTGAGAATTCTAATTCTTCTATCCCGAGTATATTTGATATTCTAATTCTTTGAATATTCATTTTTGGTTCCTTTAAATTTATTATATTAGATTTATTAAATAATTCTGGTTGTGTTGTAAGAAAATAATCTTCTAAATTTCTCAATTTTATATATTCTAAAAAGTTGCTAACTAAACTGGTGCAATCATAGTTTAATGAGGGATAGTACTCGAATGTATATGTATCTTTGCTAAGAAGTTCAATATCTTTTTGTTTATCGGACATCGTAAAAATATTGTAAACTGCTTTTTCCGATTTGAATACATAAAGATAGAATCGCCATTGATAAGAATCGTAGTATTCATAATAATCTGGCAGTTGTTCCCAGCGTGTTTTATTTTCAAAAACAATATCGCCATACATTAAGTCGGCTTTAGCAACAATCTCAACATCGTTATTTCCAATAGAAATAATTCTTGTAGTTTTAATTTCTTTTGTTGCAACATCAAAATCAAGTTGTTTTTTTAAATATGCCCAGCATTCAGTTATTAATTCATATTTGAACTCAACTTTGTTTTTCGCAATGAATTTATTCCCATCGAATCTGTCATGAATATTTTCGATTATATCGTGAAAAGCAACTCCATACTTCATTTTTTGAGAAGGAATAAACTCGCCTTTAATTTGCTTCACTAATTCTGCTTCATCCATCAAATCAGCTGAATATCTTCGAAACGCTTCGAGTGTAGTTGTTGATATTCTATACATTACATTTACTCTCTTTCTTAGAAAATGAAATCAGAATCATCAGCTACAACTTTGTCAGTATTATCTAAATACTCATCAATATTATCTTGTTCGAGTTCTTTGGTAGTGGTAACTTCTTCCTGCTTCGCTACGAACTTCTTTTCTTTCTTTAAGAACTCAAAACCAAGCTGATTTGCTTTCTTTTGCATATTTCCCCATAGCTGAACTTTAACACCATTTTTAAGGTTGCTCATTTCGCTCATTAAAAAATTGAAATCTTCTGGCTTCTTTGAATCTTGGATTCTTTGATTGTATTTCGTAATAGTTATAACTGATTCTGCTTGAGCTTGTGTTTGCTTGTTGATTGAATTCTTCATCTCAATAATTAGATTAGATAAGAAGTCTGGGTTAGATTTAAAGTCCGGGACTTGCAATTGGTCAAATTTAGCAGAATTCTTTCCGAACCAGAAGTCAGTAGGATTAAAATCAAGAGTTCTTTTGTTATCCTTAATAAACAGGTATCCAACAAAATCTGAAAGTTGCATCACCCGGTCATAGCTCCCGCCTGTTATTGCAGGGCGCTTGATTCTTAAATCGCCTTCATCTTTTTCTTTCATATGTGCGAGACATACAACATCTTTACCGAGTGTCCTTAATCTTCCTATTAATTTTGCAAACTCGTCTTTCAAAGAGCCATAAAACTGAAGTTTATATTTTGGCTGTGAATATCTGGGAGTTTGCTCTATTATCCAGGCGCCCATATAATCAAGCAATGTATCTACGGTGTCGATAATTATTGTGTTGTAACCACTAAGCAACTTCATAAAGTCATTCATATTGTTATTAACAACTTTCCAGTTTTCAACAACAAATACATCTTTTCTGTTATCGCTCCTGTGGATTCCATTATCAAAATCGAGTGTAAGTGGATTTATAGCCGTATTAGCTAAGCTGGTTTTACCAACTCCTGGCTCGCCATAAATTAATATATTTACATTCTTAATTATTAGTGGCTCATTAGCTTTCACTATATTAAACATGTCATTCTCCTAATATTGTTAAAAAAATATAAATAATTATAGATAATGCTAAAAATAAGCTTGCATATATAATGCGTTGAGCTTTGCGTATTACTCTCAATTCTATAGGAGAGAGATAATGCAGTTTTTTTACTTTCACTGGTCTCATAATCAACTCTTCATTCTTGAAAAAAGATTGTAAATAGTTTGGTCTTCTTCATTCCTTGCCTGAATAAGCAGCGGAATAATAGCTTCGCTATTTGCTTTGTTGATTCGTTCGTAAATCTCAACTAATTCTAACTGGAGTAAGTCGGATTCTACGTCAGCAGGGATTAATCCATCTCTTTGAGTTCTTTCAATTGTGCTTTGTATTAGCGCTCTGCGGTGCGAATGCTTTTCGATTTGCTCGAATAAATTATTCTTTTCTTCTTCTGAAATTTTGTTTGGCATTTTCGTAGCCCTTTCGTATATTTGTGGTTGAAACTTATTTAGTTTTGCCCTTGCTTCCTTCTAACTTATCAGCAGGGGCTTTTTTATTTAATCTTATACAGCCAGCTAAAAGATGCAACGCGTTTAGATTCAAGTTTTTTGTGCATTATTAGTTTATTGAATATGCGTTCTGCTTTAATTGAATCGCATTCTTCAAATTTGGCTATATTCTCAATAATCGTATTCTTATCCAGATATTTTGGATGTTCAGTATTAAATTTATTTGCTTGCTGAAATATTTTAAACAGGAGCGCAGCTCCTAGAGTAGGGCTAATTAATTTATCATATTTAGTTCTCATAAAAATAACGATTTCGTTTTAAAACACGGGAGCTATTGCTAGCTCCCGCTATTGAGGAAAAATATACGTTTTCCCACAACTTAAAGGAGTGATCCTGTTATGAGCGAACCTTGAGTTTATCTGCATTCAAAATTTGGAGTGAAAGAATGCAGTCGGCGATGGCTATTATCCCGATTGCTAGGGAACTCAAGCTACCCTGAATATATTCTCTGATTCTTTCTTAATTTTTTCAGAAAACATTTCTGCTTCTGCACTTTTTTTCCGTAACCAAAAAGCAAGATGCCTTTCTGTTGTAACATATTTGTTACCTTCTTTCCAAGCGGGGATTTCACCTGTAACAAACATCGTCCTGATTTTGTTTATGCCAATGTTCCCACCAAAGAATTTATGAGCATCCGTTGCTGAATACAATCTTTGTTCTATTTTATTTTTTATATTCTTAAGCATAAACTTCTTAAAGTAATCTCCATATAAAATATATTGCAATAATTAAAAATGCGATAAATTTGATTAATCCACTATTCCTTGCTATTTCTTTACGGATGATAAAAGAATAGTGCGGTCTTGTGAATTTAGCATAACTTATTTTCATAATTACCTTATGCATATATTTCTTTTTGTTTTTTTACGGTATAAATTGAATTAGATTCACAGTTTTCTATATGTTCTTTCACGTCTGCCAGATATTTCATTCCAGCTATTGGTAGCTGATATTTCTGTTCAGCTTTTAATTTCATTGCTTCTATCATATATTCAGCAACTTCATCCCAATGCTCTATATGCATCACTCTTGCTATATTTTCAACTGCAATATCCAATAGCACCCGGATATTTTTTGGAATTATTATTTGGTTATTCATAATTTTTTCCTTATATTTGTGATGGTTATTCGTAATATAAAAAAAGCCCTTTGATGCCCCTACATCACTGGGCTTTTTCCTTGAATTGAAATCTCATAAAGCATATCAATTGCACCACGCAAGAATTGTGAATCTTTTCTAATGTTGAGTGATTCCTTGATATCTGTTAATTTTATCTGGTATTCTTTGTCCAGAACAACGTGGAAATCTTTTGTTCTTTCCCGCTCTTTTTTCGTATTCGAAAAAAATTCTTTATATTTTGTAGTTTTTTCCATTTTTTTTCTTTTGCCCAAAAAATATGTCCAAAATATTTGCACAGAATTAAATAATTTTGTAAATTGATATAAATTTGACTAACATTTGAGAAAATATGCAAGAGATTACATATACTTTAATCAAATATTTACGGAAGCAGAATAATATTTATATAATAAATATTAGTTATTTCTGAGCAAAAGTTGGCTCGCACAGTTCTAAACCTTTTCGGAGCAGACGACTGCTAATATAAGACACAGTTCTGTCTTCGGTTTCGGCCATTTCTTCTATTTTTTGCCGAATTTCCTGAGGAACTGTCAAGCTAACAACTTTCATGCTGTTCTTTGACCTTACATATTTTTTCATTTAAGCACCTGTAATTTGTTATAAAAATTAAACATTTTCAAAATGTTATTTTCTTTATTACTAATATACGTAAAAAAAATCTGTTTGTCAAGTATTTTTTTTCTGTTTTTTAAAATATTATTAAAATAATTTTATGGATACTTCAAAACATACACCAGCGGAACGTTTAGAGATATTTCTAAATTTAAAAAAAATATCATTTGATGATTTTGCTAGATTAATTAATGAAGATAAATTAGTTTCAAACGCCAATAAATATGTTGGGAACGGGAAAAAGAATGTTTTTAAAAAGCAGCTAGATAAATTACACCTTGCTGGATTAAATAAAAATTGGTATTTAACTGGCGTTGGTGATATGGAAATACAGGAGTTTGAAAATAATAATATCGTTAACATATCAGATAAAGATACTATTTCCGATATTGCAAATATTAAGCTTTACAATTTTCCTGTAAATGCTAATTTAGGGACAGCCGTTCATTTTGACGATTTACCATATACTTATATGCCGTTATCTGTCGGTTTAAAATTAGATATGAATAAGTGCATTGCATTAAGAGTAATTGGTGATTCAATGCGGGACGCTCATATATTTGACGGCGATACAATAGTAATAGAAAAAGACAGAAAACCAATAAGCGGGAATTATATTTTTGCATTGCATAATGGAGTTCCAATAGTAAAAATGTATGAAAAAAATGAAAACAGTTATTCATTATATTCAATGAATGGGGGAAAATTGCAATATCCTGTATCAGAAAACGATGTAATCAGTATATTTGGAGTAGTAAGAATTGTATTAAGAATTACATAAATATAGATTAGCAGTATTTTAGAGTATTTTTTTTATTTAATATTTAGGAGATTTGATTATGGATTTTAAAGACCAAATAAAACAACTTGGAGATAGAGTAACTAAATTAAAAGAACAAATTCTATCAGAAGAAGCTACTAAGAATGCTTTTATTATGCCTTTTCTACAAATTTTAGGGTATGATGTTTTCAATCCACTCGAAGTTGTACCTGAGTATATAACCGATGTTGGTACAAAAAAAGGTGAAAAAATCGATTATGCAATAATGAAAGATGGCAATACTACTTTACTTATTGAGTGTAAACACTGGTCACAAAATCTTGACTTGCACGACGGTCAGCTCTTAAGGTATTTCCACGTTTCAAAGGCAAGATTCGGTATCCTTACGAACGGAATCATATATCGTTTTTATTCTGATTTGGTTGAATCAAACAAAATGGATGATAAACCATTCCTCGAAATAAATATTACTGACTTAAAAGATAACCAAATTGAAGAAATAAAGAAATTCCACAAATCCTATTTTGATGCTGATAATATTGTTAACTCAGCAAGTGAATTAAAGTATTCAAATGAATTAAAACTACTTTTCCAGCAGGAAATTAACAATCCATCGCCAGAATTTGTTAAGTTTTTTACTAAACAAGTTTATCAGGGTGTTGTTACTTCAAGAGTCCTAGAGCAATTTATTAGCTTGACGAAAAGGTCCATTCAGCAATATATTAGTGATATTATTACTGAAAGACTTAAAACAGCTCTAAATAATGAAGATAAAACATCTAAAGAAAATGAGAATTTGGGAAATGAATTAACAAAAAAAGATATTGACAATGAGCATAAAATCAGCACAACAGAAGAAGAACTGGAAGGTTATGCAATAATTAAATCTATGTTAAGACAAAAAATTGATATTAATAGAATTTCACATAAAGATTCTCAAACATATTTTGCCATAATTTTAGATAATAATATAAGGAAAACAATTTGTCGTTTGTATTTTAACCGAACTAAAAAATATATCTGCACTTTTAATGAGCAAAAGGAAGAAGTAAAATTCGAGTTAAGTTGTTTAGATGATATTTATAATTATCAAGAAAATTTAATGAATACAATAGAGCGATTTGATAACCCTGTTGTTGTAAATTAGCTTATTTTTATTATTAATTAATTATCAATATTTCAGAAAGGTTTTCTATGAAAAAATTTATAATCTCATTTGTATTATTAATTATAATACTATCATTTACTTCTTGCCGGTCATATAAACCACCTGCACAGTATAATTTTAACAAGTCAGAAATTATTAAAAAAAGTTTTGATGATGTTTGGGCAAAGATAATACTTTGGTTCGGAAACAATAACACTCCAATCAAAACAATTGAAAAAGCATCTGGTTTAATTTCAACAGAATTTAATTTGTCAGCAGAAAATATTAAACAAGCAATGGATTGTGGGTCTGCTGCCTCACCTTATCGCTATATTGACCATTCAGGAAATTTTAATATTATCGTAGAAAAAATTAGTGATACTTCTACTAAAGTAACAATCAACGCATTTTTCAACTGCTTTACTGGTGATATGAATACAAAGACCTATGAATACGAAAGAGTTGGGGGTAAGGTAACTTGTAACTCTACCGGCTATTTAGAAAAAGAATTATTTAATTATTTAAAGCAATAATATAAAATTTTATCAATTTTTATGAAAGGTTTTCTATGAAGAAATGTTTGTATATTATTTTAGTAATTGTAATTTTAGCAAGCTGTGGCGAAAGCCCGGAAGATTACAACAAAAGAGCATTTGCAGTTTCAGACTCAATAATTAAATCTTGCGATTTAAATTTTGAAATTGCCTCATCAAAGCAAGATACCTGGCTCAGGGGTATTCAAGATAATAAATACAAACACCCTATGACAGGGGTATATAGTAGCTCATATTACGTTACTTGGCAAGAAGCATTGGATATGTTCGATAAAGATATGGAGCTATTTTTCGAACTCTGTAAAGTAAAAAAACAGCAATCGGATAGCTTATATTCAACTATTAAAGAATATCCAGAGAAATCTCAAAGTGTTTTTGATAATATTAAAGAATTAATGAATATTCTTGAATTATCTTATAATGCTGCAGTTAATACTGAAGGTTCTTACAAATCCTTTTCTTCTAATTTAAATGATTTGTATCAAAATTATAAAGAATTAAAGAGCAAAATTGAAATAGAAAAAAAATAGATTTAAGGAGCTAATTATGTCTAAATCACAACATTTTACATTTG